CCAAGAAAGGCTGTTAGAGAAGCAAAATCAACAATCAAACCTAAAGGTGTTGGAATTGGAAATGGACCAGGTAAAACTGAAATTAAAAAAGTGGCTGGAGGATTCAATGAAAAAAGAAAACAAGGTCCTAAATCAGTGGGTACTGGTAAAGCAAAATTCGAATACAAGGAAGGCGAAAATATGGAAGGAAAATCCAAAGTTGTAAAGACAGAAACAAAAGAAGGTGATTACGGAATGAACAAGGGTGATAAATCTAAAACTTTTAAAGGTGATAAAGATTACACTACTAAAAAAGGTGACACATTAAAAACAAAGGCTTTCGCAAAGGAAGAAACTAAAGAGGCTGCTAGAACTTATGGATTTGGTTCCAAAGAAGGTAGAGGATTGAGAAAGGCCATTACACCTAACAGAAACTTTGTTTATGGTAAAAATGGTGTTAGAACAGAATCTACTCAAGAAGAAGTTAATATGTTGAGAGAAAAGAATGAAGAGTATAGAAAAGCGTTAAATGTTTTCAGAGAAAAACTTAACGAAGTTGCTATCTTCAACTCAAACTTAGCTTATGCAACTAGATTGTTCACTGAACATTCGACAACTAAAAAAGAGAAAATTAATATCTTAAGAAGATTTGACGACGTTGAAACTTTAAAAGAATCAAAATCTCTTTATAGGTCAATTAAAGATGAATTATCTAAAACTGAAACAAAATCAATGAATGAGTCAGTTGGAATAAAATTAAACAAACAAGTTTCAACAGGTTCTTCAACCACACTAATTGAATCAAAAACTTATGAGAATCCTCAATTCATGAGAATGAAAGATTTGATGAGTAAATTAGGGTAAAAATAAATTAATAAAAAAACAAAATACAATTTTAAAATGGGAGCATTATTAGAATCAGGTCTTGTTGGTAACATCGGGTTAAAACACCTTAAAGTTATCAAAGAAGATACAATCAACAAATGGGACAAATTAGGATTCTTAGAGGGTCTTAAAGGTCACATGAGAGAAAACGTTGCACAACTTTATGAAAACCAAGCATCGTATTTAATTAACGAAGCATCATCTACTTCTGATACAGGAGCATTTGAAACAGTGGTTTTCCCTATCGTTAGACGTGTATTCTCTAAATTATTAGCGAACGACATCGTTTCTGTACAAGCTATGAACTTACCAATCGGTAAATTATTCTACTTCGTACCTAACATTCAGGCTTACCAACCAGGTACTTCTGAGCACTACGCACCTTATGGTTCTCCGAATCAAGCTGCAGGTCAAACACCAAACAGTGGTTATGACTATAACAACACTAAAGACCTTTACGATAGATTCTACGAAGGTAACGAACCAGCTTTAGACCCACCAGGTTTATTTGACTATTCTAAAGGACAATATTCAGCTATCACTGCTGAGGTTGGTACTGTAGCATGGTTAGCTGACCAATTAGTACCTTCAGCTTACACTGTTGGTAACTACAGAAAAGTATTAGTTATCATGTCAGGTTTCGCATCTGATGGAGCTGGTAAATTAATCGGTCCTGATGGTCAACCAATGGATAACGAAGCTTTCTTATCTGATTTAACAGTTAAAGGTGTTGCGGGTAACGCTTACACTTCAGGAAACACAAACAACGCTTACTTATTCAGAGTTGTAACTCAAAGATACGGTAAAGGTATTGTTCAGTATGGTAACAACAACTCAACATTAGTATTCCCTAACAGTAAAACTGATGGTGGTCAATATGACAACATTTGTGACGCTCAAGGATATATCTATTTAGAGATTGACTTACAAGTTCCTGCTGAAGTAGGTTCAGGTTCAATGGACGGATACACAGGTTCTACTTTCGAATCTACAGCTGCTGCTGACAACGCGTTCTCAGCGACTTATAGAATCTACAAAAACTTAGAATTTGAAGATAAAATTGGTGAGGTTTCTTTTGACTTAATGTCAGTAACTGTTTCTGTAACAGAAAGAAAATTAAGAGCACAATGGTCTCCAGAAATGGCACAAGACGTTGCGGCTTTCCACAACATCGATGCTGAGGCTGAATTAACAGCTTTATTATCTGAGCAAGTTGCGGCTGAAATCGACCGTGAAATCTTAAGAGATTTACGTAAAGGTGCAGCATGGAACTTACGTTGGGATTACAACGGTTGGAAGAGATTAGGTTCTAATGCAGTTCCTTACACTCAAAAAGACTGGAACCAAACGCTTATCACAGCGATTAACCAAATTTCTGCTCAAATCCACAAATCTACATTAAGAGGTGGAGCTAACTGGATTGTTGTTTCTTCTGAAATTTCTGCAATCTTCGACGATTTAGAATATTTCCACGTATCAAACGCAGCTCCTGAGCAAGACCAGTACAACATGGGTATTGAAAGAGTTGGTACTTTAGCAGGTCGTTACCAAGTGTACAGAGACCCTTACTTCCCAGCTAACCAAGTGTTAATGGGTCACAAAGGAACATCTTTGTTAGACACAGGTTACATCTACGCACCGTACGTACCTCTACAATTAACTCCAACAATGTACAATCCATTCAACTTCACTCCAATCAAAGGTATCATGACTAGATACGCTAAGAAAATGGTGAACAACCGTTTCTACGGTAGAATCACAGTTGATGGTGTAAGAACATTTGACTTGAGAGAATTAAGATAATCATTATCTTATATAATACTAAAAGGGTTCCCAATGGGGACCCTTTTTTTTATTTAGACAACTCCGAATACTTTACTCGGTATTTTAACGTGTCAATCATTTGATAAACAGTTGAATCTTGTGCGGACCAAAAATTAACATCAGAGGGATAGTTAAAAATCTGTTCCATTTTATACTTACGGTGTTTAACCAAATAACTGTTGTATAACGTTGATTTTTTTGACGTTGGGAGTACTCTATTAGAACAAGAGGTTATGATAAGAAGTAATCCGATAGTGATAGTTAAAAGTGTCTGTTTCATGTCCATTTAAAGATTTTGATAAAGATATAACTTTTTCAACAATATGCCAATTTAAATTTAAAAGATATTTATAAATAAAACTGTAATGGGTAGATTAATAATAAGTGAGAGTGAGAAGACGGACATATTACGTCAATATAATTTAATTTTAGAAGAAGACGATGAAAGAGAACCTTTAGTTATCGACAAAGTAATTACATTCCCTGCAGGATATCATAGTGAAAAATATTTAAAAGATTTAGTACCTGAAGTTGAAAAAATAACACAATACTTAAAATCAGGAAAAGGAAATGCGTTTTTAGTTGGGGTAGAAATGTCGTCAGGAGAGTCTCAAATACCTAACTCTGATGTTGAAACCAAAAACCCTGAAGGTACAACTCAAGGATGGTTAGCTCAACAAAGACAAACAAGTATTACTAAATATATTACAGACCAATTACAAGGATTTGTAGAACAAAAACTATTATTGTCGTTACCCACATTCACAATTAACCCGATTGCAATTGGACAAACTCCATGGGTAGGTCAAACATTTATTCAACCTAATGGTGAAAAATATGTTTGTACCGAAAAAGAAAAACTTGCGGGATGTATTACAAAATACAGAGCTTGTAGAGCGTCAACATGTAAAGACCTTGCATCCAAATATGCCAGTGAACAATATATTAAAGTTAAAATCACTTTAAAAGAATTATCTGAACAAAAAAAATGTTTGGATAATATGACAATCGAAGTTAACTATACTAAAGGTGGACACACTTGTAACGCATCGGTTTATAAAATTTTTATAAACGGAATTCAATTAACAAGAAATGATGGAAAACCGTTTGCTAGTTTAAATAACGATATTATAAACACAAATAGAGAACTTAATTATTATAATAATAACCCTAAACAGAGTGGTGCGAGGTATAATAAATTTATTATAACCCCTGAAATTGCGACAGAATTATTAAAAGGTGGGAAAAATTCGTTTACAATAAGTGCGATGTGTTGGAATCCATTAGGTTATAGTTTTCCTAATTGGGGTTATGGTTGTCACGAAGGTGTGGGTACTATTATTGTAACGAACGGAACTGGAGAAAAATTTACTTACGAATCAGCAACCCCTAGAGAAAGGGATGAAACTAAAACATTGGTTACTATCAACGCATGTGGTAGTGGTAAAAAATAGTTGGTTTAAAATACATTTAGATTATATTTATTATTAGATTTTAAGTTATCAGTCCCCAGTCGTAACTGACTGTAGAGTATTCACGGACACAAAGGTATTGGTAACGTAGTCATTAAACTATTGTAAAATTTAACAACATGAATTACGCAACACAAGTGGGCAAACCGACTGCGCACATCACAAAGAAAAAGTCACGTCTTAAAGTGTATAATGGAAACACAGTCTTTCTAAATGATAAAGACAACTTCGAATTCGAAATCCATAATCCAAAACAAAAATCAGTACTTGTAAAAATCAAATTGAATGGTGAATACATCTCAACAAGTGGGATTGTATTAAGACCAG